CCCATTGAATCTGTGTAGTCATCAATGGATGGGTGATCGTTGTATTTCTCCGGTTCACCCTTCGCATCGTAGCCTTGCGACTCTAGCGCATCTGTCAGCATTGGGCATCTGTCAGTATTAATACTGATGCGATCATGTGCGAACAAAGCGTTGACAGCGTTAATTCTATCACGAATTGCCGGATTTGCATTAGGAGCGTCCACACGGTAGCCAGCCTGCTCGATTATCTGAATATCAGACTGGCTTGCGTTGGTTCTGCCAGCCCTGCCTGATGCGTCTGGGTAGACAGTTATCATCCTGCCGCCTTGCCTGTAGCGATCTAGCCTGTTGCAGATGTCGCGGGTATCGTGAGCCACAAACTCATCAACTGCTACGGGTTTATTGTTCTCAATCAGCCAAAGGTTAGCAGCGCAGCCGCCAATGTTAAAATCCAGCCCGACATAGATTGCTCTGTCATCTGCTGTCAAAACTCTTGTTGTGTGATGTTTTTGCCGGTCAAAGAAGTGATACACCTTGTTCTGGCTCAGACTGACAAAATCGCCGTTAAGGTACATCTCTGCGAGAAGCGGATCGTAGTTTTTGCGAATATCCTCAATGTACTTTTCTGGCAAGTAAATATTTGATGATGTTGCTGCTTTGATTAGATGGTAGCCCTCTTGTGCTTTTTTGACCCACTTTTGATAAGTAAAGCCGCTAAAGCCCTGATCTGGTGTAGTTACGTTGCCCATCGTGTTCTGTTGGCCGCAGTTCTGCCGGTTGCGCTCTGCTGCCTTGCGCCAGACTTCTTCAGCCTTGTCCTTTGGTAGTGTGTCTAACTCGTCAACGATGCTGTGTGCAACCTCATAAGCCACAATTCTGCTTGGCTTGTCGTAGCTGCGAAAGATCATCTTGCCGTAGCCTTTGATCTTTATCGTGTAACTGGAATTGTTGATTGTGTGCTTAAGGCCAAGCTCTGAAATAATTTTTTGTGCGCCTGGCATTGCTCTCAGTTTCAGGAGGTCGTAGGTCGGCATGTAGTAGGCTGTGTCGATGCCTGGGGTTTGCAGCATCTTAAGCAGGTTTCTGACTATGCCAGCTTGTGTTTTTCCTGCACCAAGTCCGGCCACCATAGCTGGATAAGGCTGTTCGCAGAAAACAAACTCTTCCTGAGGCTCAGACAGGCTTAGTCGCACGGACTATCTCAATTGATTTGCTTAAAATCTCGTCATTGCCGACATCTGGGTTTGTTCTAAACTCGTCTGGCATTCTGTTCTTGAGCCAAAAAATGCAAGCGGTTGTGTCTGGCGGGTAATGTTTGACAGTCTGGGTTATAACAATTTCACCGTTTATGATGCGGATATCATCTTCGGTGTGTGTGTAGCCCATTGCTCTGTGTACTAGTGATTGCTTGACCCTTTCGTCCACCTGAGATTTGCCAATCTTTAGGGACTCAAAAAACTCAGGGTTTGCCACTTTCCAGTTATTGATTGTTTGCTCTGTTACGCCAAGAGCCTGTGCAATGTCTTTGTCTATTGCGCCAAGTTCGCACATTTTTTTGGCAATAGCGCAATATTTAGGATTGTATTCAGAAGGTCTGCTCACCTTTTAGCCCCCAGCCATAAGGTCATGCCCCCACAGGGAGCGATACAACTTATCTTATCACAGTTACTTCTTTTTGCGTCTAGCCTTCTCAGCAGCACTTATTGCTATTGCCACGGCCTGCTTTTGAGACTTGCCAGCCTTAAGCTCTGTCTTGATGTTGGATGCTATTGTCTTTTTACCGTAACCAGTTTTCAGCGGCATGTTGTCACCATTTAACCTTGTTTGACCAGTACGCGCCCGACAGTTTGCCTTTGGCTATGTTCGCAGCATGTCGAGCCTTAAAGGCTCCTCGTCTGGCTGCATCTGCCTTGCTTTCACCTTCACGCCTGGGTGAGCCTTTAACGCCCTGCTGCCCAAAACGGATTGTCTTGATCTGATCACCTTCTTTCGCCACTACAACATGACTTTTTGTTGGGTGGCTGGGTGTGCGCTTGGGCTGATTAAACCCGCTTACACCTGCTCTTTCAAGCCTGGGGTCTTTTGCCATAGCCTTTCCCGCCTTTTTTCTTACCCTTCTTCATTGGCATACATTACCCCTATTAAAAAACGCCCCATGTTTCAGGGGCGATAAAGGAACCACACACACAACAGGAAACGCCAGTCGGATAAAGCTGGCCTCCTGATTGTACCGCTTTAAGCAAAAAGCTGCATCATAGATTTACCCTATCAATATCATGCTTACCCATTTAAACGATTGTGCAATATTATATTGCAGTGCAATACAGTTATGCTATTGTACTCACATCGGCGGCATCCAGCGGCCAGAGGAAACGGAAAATGAAAAAAGCAAAACAGACACCAGAGCAAATAGCACTCCAAATAGCACTCTTAAAAGTGCTTGAGGTCGCTGGATGCTCTATTGCTAATGCTGACCACATTATGACAGCGGCCATTGCTTTAGACATGGAGCCTTGGTTTGTAGAAGGCGCATACTTTGATTACCTTGATGCAAACGAAAGAATAGCCGCTAAAGGCTAACCAACCACGGCCACGGACGGCCATTAACACAGAGGATAAGAAAATGGAAATAGGAATGACAGCTTTTGACAAGTCTTACATAGTTGACCGTATTGCGGCTGACCTTGACGCTTGGATTGGTCACCTTGATTACTTCTCAACCGTTAACGGCGGTAGCCCTGATCGAAAGCAGGTCGCTATCTGCGAGGCAAAAATTGCAGAGCTTAATGCTGATCTTGAAAAATACAGCTTTTAATCAATTAAGGCCACGGACGGCCACAGACTGAGGATAAACCATGAACGATAAAGCAATGAGCGCAACCAGTTTAAGAATGCCTGATGGCCTGCTCAGGCAGCTTACCAAAGCAGCTCATAAGTGTGAGGTCAGCAGGACTGAGTACATCAACCAAGCTCTATTAGAGGCAGTTAACAAGACTTTAGGTATTAAAAATGATACCTCAACATGATGCTAGGCAGGTTGCTAAATGTCTTTTGTGTGATGAGCTATTTAAAAAGCTCTCAGCTATTGATGATTGCTGGCACAGTAATTTAAATGATGATGAAGCAATTAAAAAGCTCTCAATGATTATGGAAAACGTATCTGAAATTCTTAACAAAGCCGAGGAAACATTATGACCCGCGCCCAAAAAATTGATGCCCTTTGTGGTGTACTGACTTGCCTGATCTGCGCCGGCATGTTCATGCTGGTGTTGCTGTAATCAAAATGCGCTGGCTTATAGCTGGCGCATCTTCAATTCTGCTAGTTTCTTTTTGTACTCTGCCTTGATGCGCTTGGCATCTTCAATCGTAAAACGCGCCTCTGAATTGTCGCATTCAATCCTGTCTACTTCTGCCTGCCCAATCCTGTTTAGCAATTCACGCCGGTAGTTGATCAGGTTGCCTGACAAGTGGTTGTTGCATGTAGCGCACTGGAGCCAGACTTGAGTCTCATCAAACCTGAGTTGTGGTGCAGCCTTGCGCGTTCGATAGTGTCCAGCGTGATACTGAATATCCTTCTTGTTCGTGCCGCACGAAATGCAACCCAGCCCATGATCTCTTGCCCTGATGTATTGATTAAAGGCTGCCTGAGCCTCTGTCAGCCATTGTGTCTTAGTCTTGATCTTATCCTTGCGGGTCTTGGCTTCCTGCTTGTGCTGACGCTCTCTTGCTTGTGTAGCTTTATCCATGCCGTGACCTGCCATACAGTCACAACTACAAAAACCTTTTGCCTGCCACCTGTCAGACAGCTTGGCTGTGGGTAGTGGTGTCCTGCATGACTGTCTGCGGCACTTACGCATCAATCAAACTCCAGCATCTGGTTGATAGTGTTCTCAGCCTGCTCTGGTGTCAGCTTTACGATGGTGGTGTTCATGACATGTCGCCAGCAGGTATTGAAGACCAGCCGGTAGACCTCAGTGAACTCATCATCACCCATCGATGCAAAGCTGATTGACTGGGCAACAAACCTGACCTCACCTTTGATGGTCGCAACCATGTCTCTAAACCCAGCCAAGATCAAAATATCCTTGCGGAACTGGTCATAATTCTTTTCAGGCTTTATCCCTTTGTACATCAGATCATCTGGGATCTCCCACAGCTCGAAAAAGAACCCGAGCATGGCAAAGAACTTTCGGTGAAACTTTGGGTTACGTGGCTGGACGAACTTTCCGGTAAGTACGCTGCCATTGGTTATGTTCCTAACAGCGTCAGCGTCATGCTGGTTTGCCGGGCGAAACACTCCACCCGGCATCTTGATGAGTTGCAGATCCATTATGACTTGACCCTATACGCCTTAAACCGCTTGCCATCATCACGGGTCACCCAGCGGTCAGCAATGTCAATCCCCATGTCTTTAATGTCCCTGATCCTGCTGGCCAGTCGCATGCACTGGAAGCGCAACAGCGCCTCAAGTGGAGTGATCTCATTACCTTGTTGCATGTAGCGTAGAATGGCTTGTGATTGTGATTCAGTGTTCATTCTCATGCCCTCAATTAATGGCTTTTTATCTTTTTTATGAAGCCTGCTGGTGGGTTTATGATTATGTCTTTGCTCGTGTCTGCCATCAGTAACTGCATAACCTTAATTGCGGTCTTCACAGCAGCAGATAGTTCTTCATTGGTTGTGCGTTCAGTCAACGGTGGGTCGCATTTCATCATGGCCTCATACGCGCCCTTGCCTAAAACAGTGTTTTCTACATCGCTAATTGTGATTGTAACTACCGTCATTGTTTTACCCTCAGTGTGACCAGCTACGGTCTGTTAAATTATTGTCATTGCTTTTCTTGCTTTTGTGCCTATCAGTGGCGGGTACATCCAGTGAGTGTATTCCATCTGCGAATTACCGAACTTACCATCTTGGTAAACCACAGCAGCAAAATAGTCAGGACGATTATCTGGATCAATCGCAGCAGCACAAACAAAAACCATCCGCTGATTATCTGGCAATTCTTTTTTTATTACTTTCCACGACATGATTGTTGTCCAGTTTAGATGCCCAAGCTACCGCGTAATTGCGACATCCGATCCTGATTCTGCTCAGGCGTTAATATCACTGTTACTTTCTCAGGCAATGCTTCCATCATCGGAGCGTCCAGTTTTTCGCCATTCATTACCCGATCACAGTACCCAGCGTAAAAGGTCTTGAAGCGAGAATAAATCTGATCTTCAGCAAAGGTTGCCAGCTCAAACCACCCAGTAGCCTTACCAGCATGGTAAACAGCAGGATGTGACCACTTGTGCTTGGCTTTGGGACTGGGAGCCATGCAAGCCTCAATGTATGCTTTTTTGACTTCAGGTAAACCAAAATCTTCTGGCTTTGGTCTGCACAAATCCCTGAACACTGGCAAAGTAAAATAGCCTTTAAAGTCCATTGCCTTTATTAAACCAGTCTTTAACATGTTGGCATCCATGTCCATTAAGCCATCAGCCCACGTCTTAACCATTGCCGCGTCCAAAGTTGAGTTCAGCAAACCCATTGCCGACAATCGTCTCAAAGTCTCCTTCAATTGATCCGGTGTCGGAGGTTCCGAATGCCTCGTTGAGTGCCTGCTCGATTCGCTGCTCTCTGGTTGGTTTAGTCCTGCTAAAATTGACGACACTGATTTCATCTTCCCATCTCCTGTTTTTAAGCCATCTCTCAACGTGTGGAAAATTAGACGCAAATGCGTTGTTGGTCAGTTTGATTTGTTTGTCCTTAGCCTGGGCAAACAAACCGCTTAACATTTCAGAGTGAAGGGTTTTATCGGGTTTTAATTTCAGGTAGGCAGTCAATGCGTTTTTTCTACTGCCCTTGTCTCCATAACCAACCGGCCAACAAGACCAAAGCTCGTCAAACAACAATGTCCGATCCTGATCGGATGTATTTATAATGGTCTGTTCATTGGTCTGTTCAATGGTCTGTTCTTTGCGGGTGTCAACTTCGGACACCGTTATGGTAGCCGGTTCGGACACCGTTATAGTAGCCGGTTTGGATACCGTTTCCACTTTGGATACCGTTTCCAGTTCGGGAACCGTTATGCGGTAGGTACATGGCGATGAATAGCCGCCAAGACCTTCTTTTTGTAGCCAGCCAAGATCAACTAATTGCTTTGTCACTTTGCTGATAGTTTGCTCGGTGTAGCCGCACTTGGCTGATAACGCTTTGCGTTTTGGGAAACAAGTGTCAGTGTTTTTATTGCGAAATGACAGCAAAGCAATTAAAACGCGCAGCTGCATTTTGGTTAACCTGTCATCAAGACAGACTTCGATTGGGACAATAGAAAATAAATTCATTACTCTACTCTCTGCTTTTCTCCTCTCTTTTTAGATGCTGGCTCCCCGTGGGTGAGAGAGAAGGCAACCAATTCAGGGGATCAATCCAGAATCGGGAGCCAGCGGAACTAATTATATCAATTTATTGCCATGTAAATGCACTTTTTTTCTTTCATAAAACACCCCATCAATGGTAGTCAGGTATAACTTGCCTCTGCACTCCATGATCTTTACATGTCCACTGCTGTATGCCTTGACTCGTTCGCAGGCTGATATGCCCTTGCGCGGCAGATACATGGCAAATATCTCAAACTTGCTGCCCAAATAAGCGGTCAGCGGAGCCTCTGGCAATGGCCTGTGCGGTTTCATGCTGACCAGGCTTTCCCACGGGTCTTGTTTCTTGTTGTCGTCGCGCTCAAGGCTGGCTGTCCAGTCTATTGCATATC